TGACATTGGCACTCAGTCAATCACATTTACTGCTAACTCAACAGTTGCAGTCGCCACAACAGGCACATTCTAAACAAACTATAAAGGGGCAAAACCATGGCAAAACTAAAGATAGTTCGTACAGATGGAAGCGTACTAGAAGGCGAGATCACTCCAGCAGTGGAGTACTCATTTGAGCAGTACGCTAAAAAGGGCTTCCACAAGGCGTTTCGCGATGAAGAAAAGCAGAGCGATGTCTATTGGCTAGCATGGGAAGTAACACGCAGGTCAGGTGAAACTGTTAAGCCTTTCGGTATGGATTTCATTGAGACACTCAAAAGTGTCGAGGTGCTTGATTCAGACCCTTTAGCTTAAAGCGAGATCTCCCGTTCACCTACTTAATCGCTCGCTTGAGCATTAGGTTAGGGATCTCGCCACAGCAGTTATTAGATCTAGATAAGAATATGCTCGATGCATTAGTGCAAGGGCTCAAGGATGAAGCGAAAGAGGTGAGCGATGCCAGCAAGCGTAAAGGGCGCGGTCGCTCTTAGAAAGTCTTTGCGCGCTTTTGCTCCAGATCTTGCTAAGGAAACCCAGAAGGAAATCGCTGGAGCTCTAAAGCCTATTACTAAAACCGCTAAGGGTTACTTTCCAGATGATGGTCAAGTCCTGAGCGGATGGCTTGCTAGAGAAAACTCTCAGGCTCGGTTCCCTAGTTACAATGCTCGCATCGTTAAAGCAGGCGTTGGCTATAAGACTTCACCTTCTAAGCCCAATCGCAGAGGTTTTAGATCACTTGCTCGCGTATTCAATAAGAGCGCTGCTGGAGCAATATATGAAACTATGGGGCGTAAGACCCCGAGCAGTCGCTTTGTACAGAATCAGAGTAGCAAGTACGGCTCATCCATGAAGGGTGATGGCAAGATGGAAGGTCGAGCCTTATTTCGTGCCTATGAAGAAAACAATGGCAAGGCAAGAGATGCAGTCCTAAACGCTATCAAATCGGCAGCAGACAAACTCAATGCAAGAGCGAAGGTGTAACTTATGTCTAACATAGTTATTGATATTGCAGCGGAGTTCACAGGCAAAAAAGGTTTTAATCAGGCAGATAAAGCCACAGACAAATTAGGCAAAAGTGTCAAAAAACTTGCCGGTGCCTTTGGACTTGCCCTTAGTGCTACAGCAGTTCTTGCTTATGGAAAGGCTGCAGTCAAGGCAGCAGCAGCCGATGAGAAAGCACAGAAGCAACTTGCACTGGCTCTTAAGAATGTTGGACTTGAGCGAGATGCTGCAAGTGCAGAAGGATACATTCAGAGATTACAAAGCGAGTTTGGTATTGTCGATGACAAACTGCGCCCTGCTTATCAAGCTCTCGCAGTAGCCACAAAAGACACAGAAGAAACTCAAAGACTGCTTAATCTTTCTTTAGACATAAGTGCGGCAACTGGGAAAGATTTAGGTTCAGTCACAGGCGCGTTGAGTCGTGCATACCTAGGCAACAATACGGCACTCTCTCGTTTAGGTGTTGGCATATCTAAAGCAGATCTTAAGACTAAATCTTTTTATGAAATAACATCAACCTTGGCAGAAACTTTCAAAGGTTCAGCCACAGCAGCGGCAAACACTTTTCAAGGTTCAATGGACAAACTCGGTGTGGCTTCTGCCAATGTGCAGGAGATTATCGGCACTGGGATCATGGATGCTCTTAAGGCGTTAGGCGATGACGATTCAGTCGATAACTTAGCCAAGTCCATGGAGAATACAGCTGAAAGAACAGCAGATGTTATTCGTGGTATTGGTGTACTAATTGCCAAACTAAAAGGAATTCCGGGCATGCCCGATTTTGGCGTGTTGTATGACATCTCTTATTTATCTTTATTAGAGAAGTTAGGGCAAAAATCTCAGATAGCACCTAAGCCTTTTACTACTCCAATGACTATTTCAGGTCAAGTTTTAATCAAGCAGCAAAAGGTTTTGAATGATTTAATTGATGATCAGGCTAAAAAGCAAGCCAAGATTCTCAAGGACAAAAAACTTCAAGCTGCAATTGATAAGGCTAACCTTGCCCTCAATAAGGGTAGCGATGTCTTTGACTTGGACAAGATCCAGATCGCAGCAGCTCTTACTAATCAGGCTGAGCAACTAGGAAAAGCAACAAGCGCATCTCAGGCTTTACAGATTGCTAACGACACTGCTCGCCTTAATGTTAAAAAATCAATCCTTGCTTTAGAAGATGCCATTGCCTCAAAGGATGAAGCATCGATCATCGCTGCAACTAATAAACTCAATGCAGATCTAAAAGTGCTTGGTGCTCTTAGCGGTCAGAGTCTTAAACTCTCAGACATCAAATCTATTCTTGAAAGCCTCAAGCCAGCAGATCTAATCAACCTAGCTAACCTTGATGCAGCCATTGCTAAGATGATGGAGTTGCTCAAGCTGCAAGGCACTAAAACTTTAACTCCGACTCAGGGCAATACTTCTGTGCCGTCTGCCGTTTCAACGCCTTCTGGAATCTCAAGCCCGACTGCAATAGCAGAAGTGCTGACAGGCATTGGATCTAACCTTAAAGAGTTCACTATTCTTACAAATGGTATTGCTAACAGTTTTCAAACCATCGAGGATGTTGGCTCTTTAAATGCTTTAACCAACCTTTATGCGGGTGGTGCAATCAATCCATTTAATGCTGGATCATTCCGAGCAGCTGAAGGCGGATCGCTTTTTAATTCAGGCGCAGTAGGTTCACGCGACATTAACATTACTGTGAATACAGGCGTGGGAGACCCTAACGCTATTGCAGAAGCTATTGACAATGTGCTTCGTGAAGCCCGTGACCGAGGAACGCTAACAATCGCATGACATGGCTTCCAGAGTGGCGCGTAACAGTAGGTGATGATGTCTATACGACTGTCACCTCTGTGTCGTTTGCATCTGGTCGCTTAGACATTGACAGACAATGCACAGCAGGTTACTGCCGAGTAGAGATTATTAACGCTAACAATGCACCCTTTACCATCAATGTCACAGAGCCAATTACTTTAGAGCTTAAAGATAGCGGTGGCAGTTATGTCACTGTATTCGGCGGCGAGGTTTCAGACTTTAACATCGGAGTGCGTAGCCCTGAGGAAACTGGCTTTATTACTACTGGCACTATCTTGGGCATTGGCTCACTTGCTCGACTTACTAAGGCTATCTTCAACACAGCCCTTGTAGAAGAATTAGATGGCGAACAGATCGCAGACATCTTGGGCGCAGCTCTTAACCTCTCATGGGCAGAAGTTACACCTACTGTCACATGGGATACATACCCAGCAACAACTACATGGGATGAAGCAGAGTCCTACATCGGCACTATTGACACAGGCTTCTACACGATGATTGCTCTTGCTGCTAGTGCTTCTGCTAAGTCTCAGACATTGGCGGATCAGATTGCCAATAGCGCATTAGGACAGATCCATGAGGAAAAGAACGGAGATGTTTCCTATGACGATGCAGACCACAGATCTAACTATCTCGCAGCTAATGGCTTCACTAGCATTGATGGCTCGTATGCAACACCAACCTCTATCACAGCCACAACTCAGATTGCTCGCATCCGTAACAGCCTTATCTACCGCTATGGCACAGGATACGCATCAACCTACGCTGTATCAGATTCCGACTCTGTAGCCTCTTACGGGCTCTTTGAGAGGTCTGTGGACTCTAACATCAAGAACCTTGTGGACATCACTGATATTGCCTCTAGAGAACTTAACCTGAGAAAAGACCCAACTGGGTCATTGGGTGCGATTACTTTTAGACTTGATAACCCAGACATCCCTAATCAAATGCTAGATGACCTGATCAACATCTTTTTTGGCGAGCCTGTCATTATTGACAACCTGCCTAGCAACTTACTGGGTGGGCAATTTGATGGCTTTGTGGAAAACATAGCCCTTCGGGCAACACCTAGCTTTGTGGAGATCACCCTCTACATCTCAGCAACGGACTTCTCACTATCAACAACCCAATGGGAAACAGTTACGCCTGCTTCACTTATTTGGACGGATGTAAATGCTATACTAACTTGGACTAACGCGACTGGAGCACTAACCTAATGGCAACTACCACACCCAATTTCGGCTGGAGCGTTCCGACATCCAGCGACTTAGTTAAAAATGGCGCAGTAGCCATTGAGACACTAGGCGACTCTATCGATGCTTCATTGGTGGATCTTAAAGGTGGCACTACTAACCAAGTCCTTGCTAAGAACAGCAACACAGACATGGACTTCAAGTGGGTCGCAGATGCCTCTGGCATTCCTGCAACAATCTTTGATGCAAAGGGTGACATCATTGCAGCTAGTGCAGCCGATACAGCAGCTCGCCTTGCAGTAGGCGCAAATGGCACAGTCCTAACAGCTGATTCAGCAGAAGCAACAGGCTTAAAGTGGGCATCGCCTGCTGGTGGTGGTGGTTTTACTTTGCTTTCAACTACAACTCTTTCTACCAGTACCCACACAATTTCAAGTATTAGCCAAGATTACAAGCATATTGTTTTTTACTGCAAAGGAATTACATCAACTGGATCATCACCACAAACATTGTGTTTAAGACTTAATGGAGATACTGGCACTAATTATAACGCTGCAAGCATAAGAACTTTAGGTGGAACAGTTTTAGGATCAGGTGGGGCTGACACTGGAGTGCAATTTATA